CTATTTTATTATTTTTGAAATACTACCTTGGTTATCAAACTTCTTGAAGCCCAAAGGAACAACATTTTTTTTAACTACGTTTACAGGTGTATACCTATTTTTATTGCAAGCCATTATTGCTAGACCTGAACTAATAGAAGCATCGTGCTTAGTTCTATTGTTTATATTAAACTTAGACCAGTCTTCTAACGTTTCTTGAAAGTACATGTTACCGTACATAGTTTCTTTAAGCCCAACATGATCTTCTATATAAGATTCAATAGCAGCAGCGTGAGCTTGCTTAATATCTTCTGATGAGTTAGGTATTCCGCCTATCTCTCTTTCTGCAACAGAAAGTTTTAACTTATCCGGTCTGTTCATTGAGAAAGCTCTATAACCTCTACGTTTTAAATAATATAAAAGCCTAGGTTTATTATTCTCTGCAAGTATTGGCATACCGTAAAAGTGTAATGCCATAAGTACATCTTCAAAGAATATCTCAGCCGTTGGAGGTCTTGATATATATTCTAAGAAAAACATATTAACCGGAACGTTTTCCATACTAAACTTAGTAAGACCGTGCAAAGCACCTTTAGAACCTCTGTTGTCTACTGTTCCTGATATATCATAAGAGTCACAACCAAAAGCACCGCAATGTTCATTACCAGGGTGTTTAACTCCATTTTTTATTATTACACGATTTTGTAATTCTGCAGGTGGTACCCATGAAACTAAAAACCTTCCATTAGTACTAGGTATAAAGTTTACTATAGTATCTTTAACACCTTCGCTCCACATAAAATTTCCTCTTGTTACTAATTTAGAGTTATCAGATTCTTCATTATAATCTATCTGCTCGTATATCTTAGTTAGATTAAATAAAGATTGTTTTGTTTCATCTCTAAAAGCATGCTGCTCAGTTCTAGGAAACTGGCGATAGTATTCGTTTAAACTATCCTGATCACCTTTTAAACCATCAACTTCGTTTTCCCAGTGGTTTATAACACCTACTTCAATTTGTAATCCATCTGATCCTTCAACCGATTTTGCCGGCGTATCAAAGACAGGGTGTCCATAAGTATCAATGAATCCTTCGTAGTTCCATTCCATAGGTATGAACAAAGAATATAATCCTGAGCTAGTTTGTCCGTTGCGGTTTCTTTTAGTAGCATCTGATGCATAGTACAATTTTTTAAAATTACCCCCACCTTTATCAAGAGAGTTACTTGTTGAACCCATCATACACTTACCTACAACTCTGCTACCTAATCTAAGGGTGGTTTTTGTAACCCTCCAGTTGTTTAGTATGTTATCAGGTCTTTCCCATTTACCTGATTCATCGTGCACAAGCAGCTTTAGTTTTTCACCATCATAGCTGTTATCACCTGTATTTTTCCAGTCAATAGTAGTATCAAGCCCTACAACTTCGTCAGGTGTTTCACCTTGATCTAGCTTTCTACGAGTTAGCTTTGACGCTGGTACTCTGTAAGCAAGCTCTGTTTTAGGCCGGTCCATACCGTCCTGTATTGGTTTAAAAAAGAAAGGGTAGTTAATTGATATTGGTACTACCTTGTCGGTAAACATTTTTTTAGCATCAGCCCCTGATTTTGATAAGATGCCGAATCTTGCATCGCTTGATATTGTTGCAAGGTTAACAGTTTCCCCTGATGCCATGAAGCTAAAGCCAGACCTTCTGTTTTTGAGGTAGCACATACCATAGCATCTTGTGTCTGCTTTGCAAGCTTCCCAGAATATAAAGAATAATCTGTTTGACTCCCTAAAGTCTGCTGCCCCAACATCAATCTTACTCCACTGCAAGTACATGTAGTGAGTGCCAGTAAGATAAGTAGCAACACCTTTGTTATTGAACCAGTGACCTTCATCACGACGCTTAAACTCTTCGTCAATATACTCATACCATCTTTCTTTAAAGTGCTCCGGGTATTTATTCCACTCAAATACACTTTTTATTTTATTTAATTCTTTAGGATATTCTTCTCTAGACCATTTGTCTTTATCCTTATTTAGTTTACCTTTAAAAGGTGGTAATGCTATTTTAAGGTTTTGTATTTCATACACATCACCTATTTGACCAGTCTTACTTATAACGACTATGTCGTGTTCTTTGTTATAACCGTACTCCCACTTTTTGCTTTTGTTATTTCTTTTAAGCACGTGAGGTTTTACGTGATCTGTAAGTACAGTAAATAAATTTTGCTTGTACATTACTTAGATCTACCCTCTGCAAAACCCTGAAAGGATTTTTGTTTGCTATCACCTGATTTATCTTCAAGCATACTTTTTTCTTCTTCAATGCGGTTAAGTATTTCAAACGCATCGAATATAGCTAACTTTTTTGTTGCAGCCGCGTTCTTTAAACGATCAGCCGAGATGTCATCATCTGAATCTACAATAGGTTCTTTAGCTACCTTGATTAATTCCTCAACTGCTTTTTGCCCAGCTTGGATTATATTCAACTTGGTTTTCTTGGTGCTCATACTTAATTACAATATCATTTGATTTCATACAATAAAGCCGCTGGTCATTTATAATAAACTCAAACTCACTGTTAGGTGTAAACCCTATAGTATCTCCCTCGTTTATTCCTTTAGCTTCTAAGGACTTATTACCGTATTTTAATACACCAATAAGCTTTTGCTCTTTATCGAGCTCTAGATCGTTATTATTTTCAAGTGGCATAGCGAAGCATCTATCAGCAAACGCGTGCCATTTGTATATTTTTTTATATAAATATATTTGATCTATTTGACAAAAGTAAAGATCGTTTTTAAAAAACTTACTACTGTTAACCTCTTTACCTTTCATGTTATAATACCTTCTAAAGATATTATGATGAACTATAATTTCATCTCCTTCTTCTATAGGCGTATCAAAAGCAAGTGGCGTTGAAACTACAATAGCTTTATTGTTTACAAACTTATGTTTTTCAATACTACTATTTAGTAAAAGCTCTTTGCCATCTACATCTATAGAATTATCATAAACCTTACCAACTGGCTTTATGATAAAATCATATACACTCTTCATTAATATTCTAAATCATACTCAACAGATACTGCCATGTGAGAATTAAATTTCTTCCACGGCAATACCTCGTTGTTTTTCTTTATATGAATATTATAAGAACTATCTTGATCATCAAATAAAATATATGCAATCTCGTGGCCACCATAAACTTGTTGACCTACAGAGTAGTGCATAGCATCATTTTTATAATCAGAACCAATACTGATCTTTCTTATAACAGAATCCATTTTAGTCTTCTGCTTTAACTACAGCTAGATCGCTATCATCTTCATCTTCTTTTTCGATGATAGTATATTCTCCTGTAGACATATCAATATTGATTGCTCCGTATTCTCCTTCAAGATCTTTTTTAAACTCTTCTAAGTCTTTATTTACCCCAGCTATTTCGTGCAGAAGTGCGTGTTTGTTTGATTCCAAAACACCTATCTGAGTAATTATTTCACTTAGTTTAGTGTTGTGACCTTGTAAGGTTTCTAATTGTTTATCAGTAATTTTTGCCATTTGATTTAATTTAATTAATTTATAATAATATAGTTACACTATATTTTACTTTTCTACTCTGGTAAATCTTCGTATTCGTCTGCGTAATCAGCTGGTAAATATGATTCCATACCAGTTACTTGCTCAGCGCTACATTCGTCTTTATAAAAGTCGTTTGATAGTAACCAAGCAAAGTGGTCTTTAAGAACTTGTAGTTGCTCAGCTGAAGTTTCTTCATCTGCAGCTTCTGCTAGCTGACCATCAACTTGATTTACAATAACAGCTTTGTGGCTGTCCGGAGTGTTGTCTGATGTAATTGTGTTTCTAAACATTATTTATTTTTTAATAATTCTACTTCTGCTTTTAATTCTTTTATAGCTTGTACAAGTACAGGTATTAGTCTACCGTATGTAGCTTCAAGTTTGTCAGGATTTTCGTCGTAGACTAAGTTTAAGTAATCATCATCTACTGATTGTAGTTCTTGAGCAATAAAACCTATGTCTTTTTTACCTTTATTTGAACTAAAAAACTCATTACCTTCACTATCTGTTTCTGCTCTATGGTCCCAAACAAATTTCTTAGGTTGTAGAGAGTTAACAAATTCTAATCCATAAGGTATTGTTTCAATACTTGTTTTATCTCTTTCGTCAGATATAGCTGTAATACTAGTAACTTGTGCTCTAATAGTTCCTATACTTGTGTTACCTAGCGTTATTTGATTGTTGCCAGTACAAGCAGCCGAATAACCAAAACTGTTTTGATTAGATGCGGTAGTGCCACTACCAACAGCTTGATAACCAACCATTACATTAAAGTTACCAGTTGTTATGTTTGTGTTTAAAGCACCTGCTTGATAACCTAAAAATGTATTGTAAATACCAGTTGTTAAATCATTTCCTGCACCTGAACCTACAGCGACGTTTCTACCATCTCCTCCCGTATTGTTAAAGTTTATTCCTGCACTATGACCAATAAAAACATTATCAGGGCTTGATGTGATGTTCTTTCCAGCTCGATAACCTACTACCGTATTTTGATCTCCTGTTGTAGTTGCGTATAAAGCTTCATAACCAACAGCTACAGTTTGATTTGGATTAGAAACATTGTTTACACCATATAGTGCAAAAGAGCCTACAACTGTATTAAAGTTGCTATTAGCATAAGAACCAGAATATTCACCAACAAATGTACATCCTTGTCTAGCAGCTTGACTACCTGTAACTCCTTGCGCTGCATAACGCCCAATAGCCGTAATGCCGTCGCCATACTGAAGTCTTAATCCAGCATTTTGACCTACAACAGTACCTCCTACTAATGCCCAAGCAGCTGAGGAGCCTGCATATTCTCCAATTAATACATTGCCAGTAGTGTTGTGATATCTACCTGCTTGATATCCAATGTGCGTGTTAGAGCTTGATGTTGAAACAGAATAACCTGCTTGATAACCTATGTTTGTATTACGTGCGCCTGAAGTTTGTGTGTAACCTGCTTGGTAGCCTACTGATATACTTCCTACAGCTGTGTTTGCTCTACCAGCTTCACTACCTACAAATGTAACTTGTCCTGCCTGAGTGTTACTTCCAGCTTCATAACCTATTGCGACACTTTCGCTTACAGCAGC